TTTAAACGGAAACTTTATCACAAACAATTTCATCATATCCATAGTCATCAACAAACAATGAAAATTTGCCATAACCTTCATTGTTATAATCTTGAAATATCAAATAATCATCATCAAACCTGCGAGGGTTTCCTGATGATCGTTGATACCAATTTATATCTTTCATATTGCTTACAACTTGTCCAAACAAAATTTGGACAAGAAGTAAGCACTCACGTGCTTACAACTTGTTGGACCAGACACTAATATATGTAGGCCTCTGTGTGTGTAAATGCAACACTGGGTAGAAATGCTCCAACTACTATAATATTAAGTCACCAATTATTAACTTTGTAATTATACCTTTAATAGACTTACAAATTACCTATTAACATATTAGTTTAATATCATAGCATATACATACTATTCCAACTGATTAAAAATTACACACACTTACCTCGCGAACACATACGTTGCATAAGGACCGATCGTCCGAACTCGATGTGAACCTAAGTTCCCATCTAAAATATTAAATTAAAATAAGTATAAGAATACCTACGGCTGCTTTCTACTAAAGACAGCCTACGGTTGGCAATGGGTATTAAGAAAGCCAATTCGAATATATTTCATTATACGCTTATCAAGCGTACACATTGCCCAACGCAATGTAATTCAGAACTTGCTAAATAAGACTGAATTTATCAAATTTAAACTACACTTTTACTCAATTTAGCTAAATAAAAGTGTGGGCTTAAAATACTAACAGCATAAACCCATCTGCTGTTAGAGCTATTGTATTCTAACCAAGACAATAGCTAAACAACCACAAATAATAAAGTAATTTTGGTTAGTCAATTACATTATGGCAAAAGAGGTTTGCCATCCTACATGCAAAGCATGTTTACAGCAAGCTGCTTCTCACTGTATCTAGACGAGAAAAGTTTAGCAGTACTATACGTAAGCAGACGCATAATACTGCTATCGGACCTGGGTTCAGGGTCCGATATCGTAAAAAATGCTAGCAAAAAACTAACACCCGACCCCATCAACG